AGAGTTGATATAAACCCTAATGGGCCAACTTTCTTTGCCGCTCCTGCACCTAAATTTACGGCTGTCTTTAATCTATTTTTAAGTATTTGTTTTTTTCTTGTATTAATAAACTCGCCATACAGTTTCTTACCCGAGGGATCTGTAAGCCTTGACTTATCTCTTTTTAAACTTTTTATGTCTTTTTTTAAATCTTGTGTCTGTTGTTTTATACGTTTAGCTTCTTTTTGAGTTCGTATTCTCTTATTACGACGACCTTGTTGATCCCCACTAACCTCATCACCCCTACCAATAAACTCTTTATAGTAGTCTCTAATACTTTTTTTCTCAGGGCTATAATCTACCATAATTACTGTCCTTTCTGCTTCATTATCTCTTTCTGCATAGCAGCATCTATTCTTGCTGCTGTCTGACGTTCCGTGCTGCTCAACTTCTGTTGAAACTGACTGGCGCGCATCTGCTGATTCTGTGCATCAAGCTGTAGCTTCGCCTTATCTACTTCCGCATCAGACTGCTCAGACTGCGCTCTAATCTCTAGCTCCTTCTCTTTCAACTGTACCAGAGGATCTGGGCCCTGACCCGATACCTGTTGTGAAAGCTGTTTCAACTGCTGCATACCCTCCGCAACAAACTGTGCCTTCATACTCTCCATAGCCAACTCTGCCTGTTCTGGTGGAACCTGCTGCTGTTGCATTGCCACCATCGCCTGCTCTCCCGCCGCTATCTGAACGTGTTCCATAATATGCTTCTGCAACGCCATAGCTATAGGCGGCATACCCGCTATCATCGGAGAAGACCCAAACACCATATGCGCCATAATATGCGCTTGATGCTCCTGACCCTCAAAAGCCTTCAACGGTACCATATCCATAATATCTATATTCTCCTGTGCAGGATCTTTAGGCATGGGCTCCTCATCAGGAATCCTCTTCATAATCCTGTCTGTATCTCGCACACCTAACGCATCGTACATATCTCTGTATACTTCATACATATTATGTAAATCAGGTGCAGCCCCCGCCAACTGTAACTTAGTCTGCGCCAATGCAATCCTCTGTGCCTGTGAAAACACATTCGGGTCCGATACAGGTACAACATCCACTCTATCGTCAAAGTCCGTAGCCATAACAGAAGCTTCCGCCCCTTCTACAGAATAAGGATATTCCGCAGGTAAACTCTCCGACATCACCCTCGACAACATCTTAAACTCTACCCGCATAGCATAATGCAACCGTTTATGCACCGCGCTCATCACCCGTGAGCCCTGCTCCAACAATGCTATAGTCGTACCCACAGCCGCCTGTTGATTGCCATCACCAACCTTCATATCGGTTATAGTGGCAAAACGACGACCTGCATCCACAACAAAACCCAGTAACTGAAACAAGGTTCCGTCAGGACCTTTAAATGGCAGCGGCATCAGGCTGTCACGGATAGCCCCACCGGGAGCATCAACGTCGCGAAACTCTCCGGGCTGAAGCGGATCATCGTCATCCCTGATCCGTAGTCCACGGGCCTTGAAACCCGCAGGAAGATTGGACAACGTTCCGGCGTCGATTAACTGCCTCAGTGCCGCTGTGGCGGTCCGTGACAGTCCGCCAATCGTGTGAATAAGCCCCAATCCGTAGAAACCAAACCCCGGAAGGAACTTATAATGCACAAAATACTGTATCTTGCGCTTCTTCTCATCTTCTTCACGATAATTACGACGTATGGACAATATCTGCCCGTTGTCCTGACTAATTGTTACAATATAAGGGATCTTAATGCCTGTCGGCTCCCCATCCTCATCTGTCTCCTCGTAGCCCTCTAAATCCAGATCTACATGACATTCAAGCAAAGTACAGTCATAATCTATCTGAGAAGGCGATAATCCATCAATTCTGCTAACTTCACTCTCTATGGAACCCGACTCTTCTTGAGCCGGAATCACAGGAATATCTATGTAAAAACCCCCAACTTGCTTCTTTCTAAGCTCATTTAGCGACATTCTTAGCACTTGCGTAATATTTGGGCACGTTTCAAGGTCAGAAGTCTCATACGGCACCACTAAATGCTCTGCTGCAATGAATTTTGACACCGCTCTGCCTAAATTTTCGTCATAATACACCTTTTTAAAGGTAGAACCCGCCAAAGGTAGGTAAAAAAGCATCTGATCAAGCTCAGGCGTGTACTCCTCCATCACATTTGTAATGTAATAGTTCATAAAATGCTTAACACGCTGCGATTGTTGCTGCTTTTCGCGTGTTTCAGACCCGAGAACCGTGGTCCGTACAGGGCCAGACGCAGGTAAAAGTTCATTAAAAGCCTGCGCCTGAAATTGGGTAGCCGCCTCGGCCAACAGAGGATGCGTCACGCCCGATGCACCTCTAAAAGGTTGCGACCTCTCCTCATATGTAAACCCTAAAAGCTCCAAACCGTTGGCATAAGCGTCTTCCCACTCCTGCCTCCCCGACTTATTCGCGTCAAACTCACCTAAAAGTTCGCCTGCTATGCGAGAAAGCTCACGTTCTGGCATATCTTCCGCTAAATTCCCATAAAAGTCACCCTCTTGACCCCTATTATCGGTAGGTTCAAAGTCAATCGTCACACCACCGTCGTCTTCAGGGATAACCTCAATGTCCATGTTCTCGGCTTCACCCTCAAACTGAACAATATTTTCCTCCATAGAGCCCGGAAGCTCCAATTCCACCTCTGCCGCAAGATCCTCAAGATCCAACTGCGACGGTATATTTTTTTCTATAGCCATAGTGACTCCTTTTTCTTAACCTACCATAAATGACTCGTAAGTACCAATACCTTTTGGACCTTTGAACATATCGCGAGCAATATCCGATAAACCTGCGATACCGCCTTTGGCTTTCTTTTCTACACCCGGTACAATATTTTTTGTATTAAAAACAGCATAATTCTTACCCTCTTGTTCATATGTTGTAAAACCATCGAAACCCTGTGATTTAATCCAATCTACAAGGCCACTATCTTCAATAGTCCCGTAATCCCCTGCTTCCACCAAATCCAAAAAACTCCTGTCTTCACTATGATCAAAAAACGTGTCGTCTAAACTTTTTCCATACTGAGAATACCAATCCGACTCCGAAAGCTGCTTGAGGTGCTTGGGATTATCAACGTCAAAGAAGTTTACGTCTTTAAGGTATACGGGGCGAATATTAGAGCCTAGATCAATACTTAAATCACGAGTACTTTCAGGAGCTCCGGCATAGTATGCAGCGGTTTCCGGGTCATCTGCTACAAAAGTAAACTCGGCTTCAGGGTTAAATTCTTTAAAATCAGACCTTGTACCATGATAAAATCGTTGGGGCTTATCACCTCCCAACAAATCACCTTTTTTAATTATTTTATCTTGATCTTTTAAAAATTGTGCGACAAAACTACGTTGATCTCCAATCCCACGACCCTTGGGCACTTCTGTAAAAGGTATATCTCCGGCTGCGGATTTAATTACGTTTTTATAATTATCACCACCCTGCACTAATACATTATCGTAACCCTGCATGGTTTCCGCAATCTTACTCATCTCATTTGGGTTACTTAAAAAATCCTTTACTTTATCTTTTGTCATTAATTGATTGTAATTCTCTATAGGAGCGTCGGCTCTAATAAGTCCGTGTTTCGCGGACAATATAGCAACATCGACGTTTTCAGGTACACCTGCTTTTCGTATAGATGTAAAGATAGGACCTAAATATCTATCTAAGGCTTTCATGTTACCAACGTCAGGGCATTTTTTATCACCACAGGACACAATTAATAACTGTCGCCCCTTCTTAGCTTCAGTAGGAAAAAGACTTGTCGTTTTTGCTGTAGTACCAGAGGGGAACATTTCCGGGATTATATTCTTTTTTGTAGGGGCTAAATTAATAAGATTTTCGGAGGGCAGCACCCTTTTATCTCTTTTCTCAAAAGTAGTCATTAAGTCGTTATCGCCTTTTAATAAATTTGGTTGCGGCGGATCACCCTCGTTCCTAAGTAGTTTTTTATAGTTGCCTTGGCTATCTAA